GGTTGGATACCGATGTGTTCAACGCTTCCTTTGCTGAATTCAAGTTCGTCTTTGCAGTACCCGATAAATAACTATTTGCGTACAAGGCGGTAAAACCTGCGTCTATATCCGATTTTTTGGAATTTACTATGTTTATGTACTTCTCTATCGCATCGGCTTCGGCCTTTGAGATAACACCATCGTAAAACGCTCCGTCAATGTAAGTGTCCAACGCATTTACCGCATCTGACGCGGCATCAATTTCTGCCTGAACGTCTTCCGGGGCTGGTGTCCAATCTGTGGCTTTTGTGCCTTTTTCAATCTTAATGTTCGGGAAATCCTCCAAAGGAATTGCCGATGCCGTCATTTGAAGCTGAACGTGCATGAAGTTGGCATTATCAGGTACTATGATTGAGTTTATAACTAAATCATCTTGTCCATCTATTTCCCCGAAACAATTTACTTGACTTTCTTTGTTAGGTTCTTCCTCCGTGAATCTTACTTTAAATCTACTATTATTTAGATTGCTCCTTGAGATAGTGTAAATCTCTCCACCTTTAACGGGCATGTAGAAACCTAAAGGCAAACCATTTCCCATTGATGCTATATATCCCGCGGCATAATATGTAATATCAGAAACTAAATCTGGTCTGAAATAATTCCTGCCCCCTACCTGTATAGCATCATCAAGGGCTGCGGCGGTGTCGGTAATTTGACCTATGGTAAGTGAGTTTGTGGCAATCCTGTTTATAAAAGCATCGTGGGCTATAAGATGCTCTGTGTCAATTAAAGAATTACGAAGGTAAGCACCTTCCATAATTGTATTACCAGATAGAGCTTGAGCTTTCATCTGCTCGTATCCTTCTTCATATCCAATCTGCAGAGCAAGTTCTTCTTTTGCACTTTCTTCTGCTTCTTCTCTGATTTCATCAGCAATTGATTCTCTCGCTTTCTCTTCTCTATTCTGATAAATCTCTAATGCTTCCAGATAATCCAGATAAGCATCTTGCAGTTCTTGTCGTTCTGCTGATGTTATTTCTCTATCCTGTACAATTTCCTGGATACACTCTACCAAATCTTCAATTGCATCTACAAGGTTTGTTTTTGCATTTGTAAGGTTTGTTTTTGGAATAGATGCTAAGTATTTGCTTTCTATCAATTCCAGGTACCCAGCCAGAATTTGTGCCTTTTGAATTTGAATGTTGTTTAAATGACTTTCTATTGTTATCAGTTCGCTTTCTGTAACAACTCCATCCTTAAAGGCTCCGTCAATATAAATTATCAAATGATCGGTAGCATCTTTTAAGCTTCGTCTTGCTTCTTCTGTTATGTAATACAATGATGTCGTTGGATCAAAGTTTGCGTCTATATGATCCAGCAACTTTTCCGACAGCTTTGCTCGTCTGTAAACTTCAGCAATAATATTCAGCTCTACCTCATCTGCTAATTGGCAGTTTTTGATTTCGCCTGTCAACAAATCCGTCTGCAAAGTAACACATCTGATTTCTCTGTCTACCTCCCATTCTGTATCTGTTATTTTGAACATTTGCCCAACTTTGGGCTTTCCTGCAGTCTGAATGAAGTCAAATTCCAATTCTACGTTATATGAAACTTTAGGCTCCGACACCTTCTTGTATTCCAATAAGCCCAACTCCTCAAGTAACACTTCTGCATCTGACAAATATTGATTAGGCATTGGAATGTCTGTAACTGTGAAAATATCGCCTTCTTTAAACTTGTACGGATCTGCTCCTGGAACAATCAAACCAGACGGAGTGGTGATTGGCTCTACGGTCACTTGTTTTACATCTGTCTTGTAATTATGAACTCTGAAATTATAACCAGCAAGACTCCCCGTTAAAATATTAACAGCACCTCCACTGATGTCAAAGTCTAAAGTGTTACAATAAAATGATTTCCCATCAATACTTACGTTTGTTATGGCTCCTCTAAAACTTGGCATTACTTGGTCCAGAATCAAAACACCATTATAGGCTCCATATTTTTCCACCTTTGCTGAATCTGAAATAACGCTATCTGGATAAACTGTTGTGTTTAACTCAAGACGAGGCTTGCCGTATCCTTGTGGTAAGTTTTTGTTGGAACCCAAAACTGTAAGGATCGTTTTTACGTTTTCTTCACTTTTTGATATTCGTTTTAATGCATACAACCCTTTTCCTTTTCCATATGCAAGGTCAGCATATTTCTCGGTTTCATCTTCTTTTGTAAACTTGATCTTATATTTTCCGCTGTCTTTTGTTATTATATAAACAACTTGGAATGCATCACAAATTGCCTTCAAAGCTGCATAACAGTTGCTCTCTGGCATTGGAACATGAATGTAGTCTGTTTCTGGAAGGATTTCGTCTAAAATAAGAACCTCATCCTTTACTCGTTCTCCAGCAATTACTTTTCTGTAATTTACGCTGTTCACTAATGCTTGAGCAAAAATTTCTAAGGTTCCAACAAGAGGAGGAGCTTCTTTCGATATGTGTCCTCCATCCTCATCCATGTCAAGAAACAATGCAGCTTCAATGAACACTTTTTCTACTCCATAAAATCGCAATCTGTAACTTGTTGCTCGGCCCTCTTTTTCACTCTCTGTCCAGTCGTATAAAAAATAATCTGTATCCTCGATTGTGAGAATGTCGTTATGCTTCCAATTTGGAGCATTATAAGAAATTAGCCGTACTACTACTTCGTTATACCCTTGCCAGTTCTTTGTTTCGATACTGCTTTCGATGTACTCTAAAATTTCTATGTTTTGTAGTCCACGCTTTAATATCATTGTCTTATTTCTTTAAGTGGGGATATAATTGCACCCTTATCCTTTGCCACAATTGTAACTCCATCAAATGTGCCGCAAACTGCCACCTGTGTTTCTGCTGTATAGGTTTTACTATAAGATGTGAGTACTCGTACTCTTTGCTCTCCATCACAAACTAATAAAGGACTGAAGGCATTAGAAATAGCTAAAGTGAAGGCTCCAGTCGCTTTGTAAATATTTTTTATTGGTAATGCTTCTATCAGTTCATACTCAACAACACATAGCTGATCTGTAATGATATCTGTTTCTCGTTCTTTCAAAACATCAATATCATAGATTAGTCCTTCATGTTCAATTCGTGATCCAGAGCTGTGAATTATAGCTCTGAACGCTTCCCATTTGTCTTTTGCCGTATCACTTCCAAGTTCTCTGAAAGCAATCGTTAAATGAATTTTTCTTGCTTCAAAAGTGCGAGGTACATCATGAATTTGAATACCACTTTCTGCTATCCAGGTGGTACTTCTTAAAGATCGAGCTTCTAATAGCCCAAATCCTTCAACTCTTACTAAATGTGCAGAGAAACTGCTAAGTTCTTGTCCGTTGATTTTCATAAGATTGGAGCGTGAAACCCACTCATCACGAAGTGTGTGTGGTAGGTAAGCGACACGCTAACGCCTTTAAATTGTTTAACAAAATTAGTAATTATTTTCTGATATAAGAAAATTATTTGTATATTTGCGTTGTGAAACTTACATTGAAAATAAAACTTTTGCCTACTGATGAACAGGCTAACTTGATTCTCGATACGATGAAGCAAGCTAATACTGTTTGCAATGCCATTTCTGATGTGGCTTGGCAAGAGAAGATTTTCAATAATTTCAAACTCCATCACAAAGTCTATCATAGTTACAAAGCCACGTTTAACCTTTCTTCTCAAATGCTTATAAGGCAAATAGCCAAAGTTGCTGATGCTTATAAGTTGGATAAGAAGGCTAAAAGGCAATTTAAACCACTTGGTAGTATTGCTTACGACAGTAGGATAATGACTTACAAGCCGAATAACATTGTTTCTCTGTGGTGTATTGGTGGTAGGCAAAAGATTAACTTTGTTTGTCACAATCCTGACTACATCCCTTACATTAAAGGGGAAGCGGATTTGGTTTACAAGAAAGGTAAGTTTTACCTTTTTCAAACCGTTGATGTTCCCGAAGAAGATGTCGAAGACATAGAAGCCTTCGTGGGTGTGGATTTTGGTTTGACCGATATTTGTGTAACTTCTGACGGTGTTAAGCATTCTGCTGATGGGCTTAACAAATACCGTGAACATCGGCAAAAGGTTCGGAGTTCTATCCAAGCAAAGGCAGACACTTCCAAGCGTTCCACAAAAAGGAATTGTAGGAAGCTGGCTAAACGGCTTCAAGGCAAAGAGAGAACTCACTCCCAAATTATTAACCACACTATTGCAAAATCTATTATCCTTTCTGCTAAAGAAAGCGGTAAAGGTGTTGCTATTGAGGATTTGACTAATATTAGGTTTACATCTAAACGAAGAAACAAAAAGTTTAGAACAAAACTTGGTAAATGGTCGTTTAGTCAACTTCGCTCTTTTTTGGAGTACAAAGGGCTGCTCTACGGAGTTCCTGTTGTGGTTGTTGACCCTCGATATACAAGTCAAACCTGTAATGTGTGTAAACATCTTGGAAAACGAACCAACAAACACTTTAAGTGCAATAACTGCGGAAACGATATGGATGCTGATGTTAACGCATCGCTGAATATCGCTACGCTTGGGGCGATTGTAAACTCGCCATTTGAAAAATCGAATGATATGTGTTGCTCTATTGCTCACGGTTATTCAGGTTTAAAGCCCATCCCATCGCTTTGCGTGGGTGGGTAGTTTACAGCTTTAAACTCCTAATCCTGTACCTGCGAGTACGTTTTTATCTTTTATTTCTTGCAATATCGAGTGTATAGCATATAATTCGTTATTTGATAACCGTATGCTTTGCAACTCGATCAACATTTCAGCATTCAGCCTTACTCCTTCTTTTACGCTTTCTTCGATTGCTTTCTGAATGTTTTTCATTTCTACCTGGACAATTCTCACTCCATGTACTTCTCCGATTAAAATGTCCGCCTGTGGTTCTGTAATGCTTTTGATTCTATCACGTAAAGCACTTGCACCAACCCCTCCGATTTGCTCAAACATTGGCATTATTGTGTCGTAAAACTCCCGACCTAATATTTGAGCTTCTTTTTCAAACTCTTTCAATGATTCCATATCTATCATTTTACGGCCATCATCAGAAACTTGCCACAATTTGTCAAACATTGCTTTTAGTGGTGCTTCTAAAATTTCAATCCTTAAAAACTCTACGATCATGTTTCTGATCATTGATTGTACAGCTTCCGAGATGGCCTGCTCCATTTCTTCCACAGATCGTGTCGTATCTGATGCGATTTCTGCAATTGTACGTGAGAATTCAATAAACGATGTAGTTAAATAGTCTGTTTGCCAGTCTTTCTCCATTCTGACAATTAAGTCGTCTATTGCCTTTATTTCTGACTGCCACTCTAAAATCTTTGCTTTATCTGCATCACTGCTGAACCATCCGAGAATATCCCACCAGTACCGCTCCTTCTTTTCCTCTTTTCCTATAAGCAATTCTAACTCTCGTTGACGAGACAACAAACTTTCTCTTTGTGCTTGCTGTAGAGCCTTTCGTTCTGCTCCAGCTGCATTTTCTATTGCTCGTGCGAGTTTATTATATTCATCAGCCAATGCTTCAACTCGTGATGTATCTATTTCTTTAGAGAAAAGATTGCTTACGGCTTTTACTGTTTGAATGATTCCTGTAATTACTCCAGCAATTGCTAAAAGTACAGCACCCACCCCACCTGTTGCCATACTTCCGATTGCTGTTACTAAAGCTCCGATACTGCTTGCAAGTGTAGCTATTCCTGCTACTGCATCTGCTAACTCGTTTTGTTCAAGTGATCGTAAAACATTAGCTACTGCACTGAGCCCATCTTCTATTTCTTTGATTTTAAAGACAACTTGTTCGAGTCTTTTCTGAAACTCTTTAGTTTCTAAATCATCGATTTGCTTTTGTATTACTTGTAAATCAGCTAATATTTCATCTCTCTTCTCTTGTGTCAGATCTTCTGCTTCTTCTACAAGTTCTATAACTGCAGTAAGAGCGGCCTTTGCTTCCTGGACGGTAAGGTCGACCATGTTTTCAAATAATGCCTGCCATTCTTCCTTTGATTCTAATCCAGCAAGTGCTACATCTGATAGATAATCTGCAAGAGCACGTTCAGCGAGGTCTGCCTCCTCATCATATCCGTATTTTCTTAAAACAGCTATTTTCTCTGTATACTCTTTAACAATTCGTTCTTTTTCTTTCTCTGCTGTTTCAAACTCTTGCAATGAACGCTCCAGTAACTCCTGCTCCTCTTCTTCTATTGCTTTATAGAACTCCTCTAAAGTTTTAAGTTGAACTTTAAGCCGTTCTATTTCTGCGTTCAAAGACTCCCCTGCAGCACCAAGAAAATCTTCAGGAGAAAGTGCTGACAACTCAGCTTCCATTTCTCCGATTCTTTGTCGCAAGTCGTCTATTGATCCTTTTATATGTCCTGTGTCTTGTAGGATATCATAAAATGCTAACAAAGTGTCCAGTGCATTTTCATATTCTCGGATTTGTGCAGCAATTGCAGCACCACGTTCTCCTGTATATTCTGCTTCTGACAAATTGTCCAATTCGTTCTGTAAAGCAGCAACTTGTTCTCTTAGCCAAAGAATAGAACCTTCTGTTCTCTCGCTTACATCTTTTCCTCCTTTTCCAGAAATGATATCATTTATAATATCTTTCATTCCTTCCAGCTCTCGTAATCGCTCCAGCAAGGCTTGACCATATTCTGTTTCCAGTTCTTCTGCTGACATTTTACGAAGTTCTTCGTTTATCTTTTTTAACTTCTCTTCAATCCAGCCGAGTGATCCTTCAGCAAACTTTTCTACTTCATCTTTTGGCAAAAAATCCCAGTCTGCA